AATTATACTATAAAGATTTCCGCGAGTATACTCATAATCTTTTGTAACATCATCAGGTTTAGACTTAACAACTTCTTGAACTTCTTTTTTTACAATTTCAGCATCAATAACATCATTCGAAACATTAAAGGTATCATTTAGATCTTCAAATTTGCTGCCGGTTTTCATAAGAAACCACCATCAAATCCAAAATTATCACCATCTTCAATTAAAGCACTATCTACGCCAATAGTTCCAATACTTGGTAAAGTTGTAGTTGTGTAATCAATACCTTTAACATCTGCCCCAGATACATGTTTTTCTGCTTTTGTATTATCTCTACCTCTATCAACGGTAATTTTATTATCAGTCTTAGATCTTACAAATAATTCTTCATCTCCAATAAAGATATATTTGTCAGTTTTAATTCCAGTAGCATCAGTAACTTCAAATGTTTTTGTTGTTGCCGTAATGTCTTGTGCTAATGTAGTAACAACATTATCAGTATAAGATTTAAGTGCTCTTGCAGTTGCAGAATAAGTAAGTTCTCTTGTAGTATTTGTTGCATCTGTTCCAGTAACAAAACTGACAGTTGATCTTTTAATAAGATCTTTGGACGCGGTAGATGTAGGACCAAACAGATATGTTTTTGCTGTAAATCTTAAAGTATAATACAATACTCTTCTGGTACTAAAATCACCTTCATAGTCGTCTTGCATAGTGACATTTTCTAATACAATCGGAACATCTCTCTTTTCTTTAATTTGATCTACTAATTCTATAGTCAAATTATAAGATGGTTGAAAATATGGTAAAATTTGTTCTATGATTTGAAGAGCATCATCATTTAATTTTGTAAAAATACTCAATTCAAATTGCATATTATAGGGAACTGGCATAAATGACTTTCTACTTTCAGTTCCATCATCTTTATCTTTTGCTATAAAAGTTTGAGTTGTGGTAACTTTTCTACTGGGGTCATAAGTCAATCCAGTAAATTCAAATGACATTCTTGGCAAAGTAATTGCCGTTGGTTTGTTAAGGTCAGGTGACTGCTCAATTCTAGCTAAAAACTTTTGTGTTGGACCATAAGCCAAAGGAATTCTAAGAACAGAATTTTCCTGCTGAACCTCTATCGAATTGAATAGGGTTCCAAAACCAATAATGGTTCTTCTTAGTATTTCGTTGTAGAAATATTCAAACATGATTAAACCTTAACACATTAATACTAACAATAAGACTATTTAGGGCATTCCAAAAGGATTCTGCTCACTAAAGTCTAATATAGAATCTGCCTCATTTTCTATATTGAAGTTATCAGCAAAGGGGTCATTATCAATTATTTTATCGATTACCCTTAGAACTCTCGTTGCACCTGAAGTTGACCCGGTGAGAGTTTCTCCTAGAGAGAATGAACCAGAGACCGCAGCAATTTCTAGCAAATTGGTTGTAGAGTTCCAAGATCTTACCCTTGCAGTTACTCCAGTTGTAGATCCAGTAACAGTTTCATTAAATACAAAATCTCCACTGGAAGTTGAGGGTGGTTCAGAAATAGTAATATCTGGTGTAAGTATATATTTATTTCCTGCGTCAGTAATGTTGATACTAGTAATTGTTCCTGCTGCACTTGTAACTGAGAGTCCCGTAGCAGTTGTAACACCAGCAACCTGATCAATATAATTTTTATCTCCTACAGTATTGGATATAGAAACTATAGGAGGTGATAAGTATCCACCACCACCATAAGTAACTGCAATACCAGTGACAATTCCACACTTATCAATACCAAATTCAAATACTGATGTGGCAATTCCTACATTTGTTGAAGATTGATTTATAGAAACAGTGCTTGATCCAATAGATGTAACAAAGGTGTCTGTTGGTATAAAATTGTATAGATCACTGTATCCAACACCAAGTCTTACTCTATCTCCGACAAGAATATTTGTTGTAGTAATACCAGTAATAGTTGTAGATCCTATACCAATAGTTCCTTGAGTCTGAGCAGAATTGAATCGAATTGTTGCAATACCAAGTGCTCTAAATGCCTCATTTGCTCCTCCAGGAGAACCAATAGTAACAGTTGGAGTGGAATTATAACCAAATCCACTATTGCCAATGCTAATGGTGCTTACAGTTCCAGCAACAGACACAGTAACACTACCAGTTGCTTGTACTGGTGATGGACTTCCAGAGAAAGAAATGCTAGGTGTCACTGTATATCCAGCGCCAATTGTTGCTCCTGTTCCTGTTGCCCATGAATCTGAGGTGTTGAAAGATACTGCTGTAACAATACCAGTTATTGGATGAATTGTTGCAATACCAACAGCAACTTGAGTTGGAGCATCCATTACCCCAGATGTAGAGATTGCCACAGTAGGTGCAGTTGTGTATGCTCTACCAGTGGTACTAAATGCAATAGAACCTGGATTAATAAATGAACCAGCAATTCCTATAGTTGCTGATGCAAAACTTGTTCCTGGATGTGAGATTGTTACTGTTGGAACACTAGTATAGAATTTACCTCCAGTGGTTAATCCAAGTGTTGCTACTGTTCCTCCAGTTAGATTGATATCATCAAGAGTTGCGGTTGCTTCTGCCTCATTTCCCGTTCCTGTTGGTAAAGAAAATGTAACTGCTGGTGCTTCCTTATAGAATACGCCACCAGTTGTTCCTCCAGGGAATAGATACTTAGTTCCACCAATACTAATAGTTGCAGAAGTTACACTTACACCTCCACCAACTATTGGAGAATCTAAAGTTGCTGTTGCCGCTGCTCCAACATGTTTTGGTCTTGAGAATGTTACTACTGGTGGTTCAACAAATCCTCCACCAGAATTGGATAAAGTTACTATACCAACACCACCAATTTCAGTAAGAGATGCAGTTGCAGCAGAACCAGAACCAGTATTATCGGTAGTACTAAAAGTCACTGATGGTGGGGTTGTATATCCCGATCCAGCGTTTGTAACATCAACTCTTTGAACTGATTGAAGTCTTGGGTTTGCATTAAGATTGCAAACATTTATTCCACCGATCATTGATGCAATACCAACTGCTGTTACTCCTCCTACAGGTGCAGAAGATACTTGCACTGCAGGAATCATGCCATACCCACCACCTCTATTAGTGATAGTGAACTTTCTTACCCCACCTACTACAATTCCGGAAATTGCAGATGCACTAACTGCATTTCCAACCATAGTAAGGGTTTGAGTGATTCCTTGAACAGTGCTAATTCCGTCATCAGTAACTCCATCAGATTCATCTCCTAGCAACTCATTGTCAATGTCTTCAATTCCAGTATCAATAATTTCATTTTGATACTGAAAGAGTTCGCAATACAATTCATAAACATAAAGACCTTGTAATTGATAATATGGTTTTGCATATTCAATGTCTTTAATTTCATAAAGACGATCATCTAAAGGGAACCAAATTAAATCTCCACCTTTTGGACGGGTGGAAAGTTTTATATTTGCTTGTCCTTGGATTAGTGGTGTAATATAATTTTCATATCTTTCTCTGGATATGACTAATCTAACTTCATCCTTAGATTCAATACCAAATTTTGATAGAACATCTCCGGCACCAGAATAAGCATCATAGTTATCAACGTATGCTTCAATTGGTAATGCACTATCAAATTTAGATTGTATTACTTCTCTTATGACTGTATTTTCAGTCATATACTTTCTTGGAATGTAGTATATGTCAACACCATACATTCTCAATTGTTCATTGATTAGACTCTGGACTAAATTTTGCTCAGATGAAGTGCCCTGAGTGAAGAAAGGATTTAATGCCATTAGCCTATCATATCAAGTGGTGGTAATTCATATGTATTTGACATTACCTCTTTGATCTTATCTAATTCTCTCTCTGCATCGTCATATATTTGTCTTCCATTTAACTCAATTCCACCAGGGAGTTTAACGCCTTGGAATTTAATTAAATTTTGACCCCATTGTCTTTTGATAAGAGCAGTTAAATATCTTTTTAAGAATGAATCATTATAAACTCTTGCAAAATCGTTTGGATCTAAAAGTCTCCAACAATCTAGAACAATATACTCATCCTTGGTTACATTTGCCCAATCTATATCTAAATATAGTCTATCTTGCCTCTGATTAAATCTTATTTGCTTCTCAGTATTCAATAAAAAATCAATATCTGAAAGATAAGTCTTTGTCATTGCATATGACAACATCTCCATTGAATTGAAGAAGTATATGTCATTTAAAAATAACTGGTACTTAAGACTAAACATTCCATTAGATATTGTGCTACTATCAAATCTGAATATTTTATTGATG